CGATGGATTATACCAGCGAGTGCCAGGCGTGTACGAGCGTTCGTCGTAAATATACAGAGTACTATGAGCTTCGAACCAGCGTGAATGAAACCATTCAATCTGGAAATTGGGGCTCAACTCCAGGCGATCCCTGTTGGGATGGACAAGCACCGTCACCCCCGTCAGTTACAAATACTGCGGGTGCCACCGGTGTGCTACGATCGGTCGAAACCGATACGTACCTGAGATCTCTGTATAACCGCTCGAGCGCTGTCCAACTCCACTTCTCCCCTTCCTTAAACTGGAAGCGATTAGTGGATGGCGGTGTTCTGGCTAACAATCAAATAAGATCCATAGCGGATCAGATTAAGAAAGGCCACTAATCATGGCAACGTTACAATTACTTAGACGTGAAAACTCTGGCGTTGTTTACGCCAATTCGTCTAACCCGAGCCAAACGGTTCGATTTCGCAACACAACCTCGAATAAGACCCTTAATGGGGTCTCTGTGAAAAACCATCTCCTTGAGATCATATACAATGAAAACAAGGAAATAACGGTTGCCACAGGTGTTAATGCCTTAGATCCCATCAGCGTGCGCATCCGAATTTCGGGCGCAGCCGCCAGTGAGACTCAGTTAGGTGTACTTCTTGCATCAGCAGCTGCCCAAATTAACACTTGGGTAGGCCAGCATGTTGTACTTGGTTTTACCCTTCTACGGCTCCGGTGATACCAGCTGCTTAAGCTGGCCTCTGGTTAAGAAAGAAGGTTCAATATGACCAAGTGGCTGACAATTGCTTCTCAGGTCTTCGGCTGGTTGTTGACCAGCCCTTTTCTCAAACAAAGTAAACGAGATGATCGATTAAGGACTATCGTGCATAGGCATCTGGAAATTCCAGATGGTTATCACGCCCTGAAGTCGACTCAAATCACTCACGATGAACGGAATATGATCCTGATAAAGGACAGAAGAAAGGGAAGTAAATAAATGTTGGAGCAAACAGGTACCACCAGTATCGGAAACGCTCTCCTGTCTTACGTGTTTAACCAACCACGCGACAAGGCCGAAGAATTCGTCATCAGACGGTTCCAGGCAAAATTAGAACGTCCGGACAGCTCTATATCTAAACAGCGCCGTCAAAAGTGCTGGGAAGATTGGATTCTGTTCGATCAGTCACTTAACATCCCTCAGATGTGGCCCATAAATTGGGCTAAGGCGCGACTCTTTATTGCAAAAATCCTTAAAGGGTTTCATATGGCACCCGTTAGTTTCACCAACGGTTCAGAGTTCATTGCTACTGGAGGTTTTAACTCTATTGAGTCTAAACTCTCTAAGTCTGAATGGACCTGTACATATGACAACTGGGACCTGTGGGTGGACGCTGTTGCGTCTCACCACGGTCTTAAGTGTGCAACTAAGAAGCGCTTTAGGAAGCTATTAGCCTTTCATGGCAAAAGCCTTAAGGCAGTGAATAAACTTCTGTGGAAAAGGTATGGTAAACGTACTGACCCCGCTAGAAGAATTCTTGCTTGCAAGCTCAGCTGTGTTACCAAAATGGTGAATGGAAATCGGTTCAGTACCGTCCCTAAAAACAACGAGAAAGACCGACCTATTTGCATTGAACCATTGGCTAATATCCTCGTTCAACGTCGTATTGGAGAAGGCATTCGTACCTGTTTAATTAGGTACGGAATCGATCTAGATCGAACGGCAGAATTACACCGTTCTATCATAAACTCTCCAAAGAGAGCTACGATCGACCTTAAAAATGC